CTGCAAGTCTTTGTCCTGCTGCTCCACCTTCTGATTGTGTTCTAATTCTAACTACCTTATACTCACTTTTAAGCAAATTGGAATTTGTCTTATTTACTATTATAACAACATTCTCTAAACCAACTTGCAAAGTAACATTGCCACCTTTTAAGCCTAAATTTAAAGTGCCATCAGTATTATTCCATACCAATTGCCCTTCCGATGCCGTATCAGTAGTGCCAGTATTAAAATCAAGTTTATCGACATCAACAATATCAAGGTTTCCTGCTGAATTGCCAACAGTTAAAACTTGCGTAAGATTCTGTGATCCACCACCGCCAGTTACCCTAAAAAAAAAAGAGTCAGCCAATAAATCCAACAAATCGTAAGCATTTCCAGAGAATGGAACAACGGCAGCAGGTTCTATCTGTGTGCCAGTTATTTCAGTAGTTACAAGCGTTGTAATTTTGTCGCTATTCGCATAAACATCGACAGTAGTATCAGAAGTCCATTGAATAAAAGAATCGCTTACAAGGCGTTTAATTACGTTTCCTGAATTATCCTTTAGGATAACATTGCCATTGGTTAATTTAACTATGATCATTTTAATAGAATATTATATTTGTTGAATTATTCTTTTGTCTTTTACAAGTTCTGCAGAAGCCATACATACCATAAGAACCACAATTACACCAGTGACTATTGTTACCACATCCACACTCATCCTCACAACTTCCACAACTATTGCAAGGGCAGTGCTTACTGTTGAATAAAGGATAAGAGGCTTTATTTTGACAAAGATAGTCCTGGATAATATCTTTTAGATTTTCCATTCTTTGCATCATTGTGTCCTGCATAAACTTTAAAGCACTCATACCTCCATTCTGTGCAAATTCACTATCGTTTTGGAAGATACCTTTGCTTGTAACATTCATTACAATAAATGGCAAAGCCTCATACCATACGATATAAGAATTAAATCTCAATAGGTATAAGGTCCACAATGTTTCATAGTTCGGATCTGATGGAAATTTGTCAACTAAAGCACCTGCATCTGGATTGTAGTTACTTACCAAAGGATTTTGATTAGCGACCATATCATTATACAATGCACTCCCTAACAGATGTATCAAATGTCTCTCCTCTGCACTTTGTATGTGAGGAGCAATTTGATTGATGTCAAACCTGGCATTTACTGGAGCCGCTCTATAAATACCAGTATTTACTACTTCTTGTGGTTTAATTAGTTGCATCTTCTATTGTGTTTTGTTCTTGTTGTAATGGTGCAAATCCTAATTCCGCTCTTTGTTCGTCTTGTGTCAATACCTTATCGATTGTCAAATCTGCCATAAATGATACTGGAGTAGGTTTAGCAATATCCAAAGCAATGTTTGTCCAATTGTTCCCCAACCAAATACCTGCATCCTGGATAACTGGATTCAAAAACTTACCCAAAAACATCCTTTGCATTGGTCTGATAACAGTGTTATAAACGATTTCAAATTCAGAACGTATCATTTGATTGCTTCCTAAACTACCGGGCTGTCTCAATCCAGTCAAAGCAACAGTCCATCTGTGAGCACTTACTATGGCTTCTTGTGCCATTTTTTGCAATTGTAAGAATTCGCCCTCGTTTTGGTTAGACAATATCTGTACATCTGCCTTATATGTCTCATCTCTTAAAGCCTGGATAAACATCTTACTGTTGTTCCCGGTACCAGTAAAGCAGGATTTCATTGCAGCAACTAATTCTTGTGCCTCTTCCTGATTTGTTGAACCATATAAATTAACGATAGCAGAAGGAGTGAAACCATTTTCAAACTTGGATTGGTTAAATTTAGGGATTCTGTATTCTATTTCTGCCCATATTTTAGCAGCAACCCATTCAGGTAACCCCCAATACATCAATGTACTATCATAATTCTTTAGATGGAAGATTGATTTTTCTACACCGTCAATTACTTCGAATTTTGGAAAGATAGGATAGTCGATTGGTGCTTCAGGGGTTATATACCAGGGCTGTTCAAATTCACTTGTAACACCTATATGAGTTGGATTTAACTGATACCTTCCTGCTTTTTTAGGTCTACACCAGGTGATGGGTAAAAGTCTTAATTGATATTTTCTTGTATTGCCTACTTTTATCTTACAAATCTCGATAAAAGCATTGCCAAAGTTATTGAAATCTGTAATAATTTTATTCGTAAGTTCATCAATGTTTTCCCCTTCAGCATTTACTTGTTTTAAAAAGTTATTTAACGTAAGTTCATCGACAATATCTAAATTTTGTTCTTGGATTTTTTGCTTTCTTATCGATGGGAGAGGATCCATTGTCGCAGCAGCAACAGAAAAATATCCATCACCCATAAAGTAAGATACTTTTTGTTGAATGATAGAGGCAGTTGTGCTTGAATTATTACAAATGGCTTGAATTCTATCCAGTGCCCATAAGTCATAAGTCTGAAAAGGAATATATTCAATTACAGATTGGTCTAAAAACCTTTTTGTAGGTTCTGCAAATATGTCATCTGCAAGGAAAGGAGCCAGGCCTAACTGAACAGTTGTATAGGCATTAACATTCGGGACCGAGTTCTGTGAAATCTGTGTATTTTTGCGTTGTGTCTTGACTCTCTTCTGTTGTCTTGGCGTTGTCATACTGCTTGTTTTTTACTTTTTTGGTTGTGGTAATATAATCGACTCCTAAGTGATAAAGATGTTCCAATTGTTCTTGTGTTGCATCTTTTAATACTACCTTGAATTTAGCACAATATGCTGTATTATTCAAAAATGACTCTTTAACTTTAAACATAGTTTTTAAATTTTGAAAAGGGATGCCACTATTGCTAATAGCACCCCTTTAATGTATAGAAATCCAAGAGAAATATTAAGGAATTACAGTCGCAGTAGCCAATGGGTAGGCTTGGATTGTAGTTCTTGCTGTAATTGTTACAGTTGCTTGGTTCTGATCATTGATAGCAGTACCAGTTGTAGTCTCAACATTTGTCAATTGAGCAGGGAAACCAATACCAGCATTAGTTAAAGAATTTGTAGTACCCCAAATCCAACGACCACCGCCATTCTCAACGTGGATAACTACAAAACCACAACAACAAGCCTGAAGTTCTGCAATAGCATCTCTCGTATCTTGTGAGTGACAAGGGAAAGTGCCAACCAAAGTTTGATTGATAACTGTGTTACAGTTTGTTCTCTCTAATGTTTCAGTCCAAGATCCAGTCTCCTGGTATGGAGTGAATTCATAGAAAGAAGCAGCACCCACCATAGTAATGACAGTTACTTCCCCACTAACAAAAGTAAGGGAAGCGACATCGTCAATACTTGCCAGGTAGAACTTATCCAAACCACCAGCACAAGATGTGGAGCAGGAAAGTGATAAACCATTTGTTAAGCAAGACATATTATATGTTTTTTATTTTGTGAAAAAATTTTAGTACGCAACAGCCATCAATTCATTGAACTTGTAGTTGAAACCAAGATAGAATTTGATTTTTGCTTTCAATTTATCTTCAGTTTTGTCAAACCAAGCATCGAATTGATTTTGGAAGTTGTTGATGTCAGTTCCTAACACCAAGTTCTTTCTTTCTGTGTAAAGAACATAGTTAGCATCAGAGATACCTTGATATGCCTGAGCATAACCTTGCCAATCGTACATAGGCTTCACTTCAATACCATTGAATGATAAAGCAGAAGCACCATTTATTTGTAGTTCTAAGTGCATATTTGAAGATACACCTGCATTTTGTAGGTCTTTCAAATATTGTCTGTAAACATTAGCAGAAACTAAGAATACTTTTGATCCTTCAGGAGTTGCTTGAAGTACGTTAGAAGCGTTTTCGTAAACAGCGTTCAATAAATCAATACCATCACCTGCAGTCAAAGGTGTACCAGAGTTAGAGTTGATGTAAGGGATCATATTAGCACCAACCAATTGAGGAATGTAAACAGACCACATACCGTCAACAAAGTTTACATCTGTGTTGTTGGAAGCCTTGTCTCCAAAGAATGCACCCAAAAGAACATCTTTCTTAACACCTTGAACCATTCTCTCAAGTAATAGGTCCATAAAGATAGTACCTGCAAGGTCATCCATAGCAGTACCTTTCTTCATCAATTGCTTGTAAACAGTGTCAGCGAATTCATCGTAGCAAAGTTCAACATTAGCCTTTACCAATTCAGTCTCGATACATCTGTCAAAGATTGCAAAGTTACCTTTTGGAGTCCATCCACAAGTGTTTGTGTTTTGAAGTAAGTTAACCATAGTGTCAGCATAAGCAAGATTTTGCTTCTTGTTTACTAATACCATAGTGTCAAAGATTTCTTCAACATTAGCGTCAAAGAATATCGGTTTTAGCAAAAGTTCCTGTGCTTGTGAACCGATTAAGTTTATTGCGAATTGTCCGCTTTCTACAGTTGCCATATTTTTAATTATGATTTTGTAAGTGATTAAATAAGATTAAAGAGCAGGAGGAGTGAATGTAGTGTCGATTTCAGCAGTTGAACCATTTGTTCCCAAAATGGTAGCATTTACTGTCATCATACAAGCACAAGTAACAAAAGTTTCACCTTCTTCTTCAGCAGTGATAGCCACTTGCCAAGTTCCACCAAATGTTAAGCCTGAAGCATCAACAGTGATAGGACCAAATGGAGAAGTAGTGTCTACTCTGGAAGCGAAGTTACCAAGTCCGTCAGTAACAGTTACTTTGATGTATCTCAATCCAGCAGAAGGAGAAGTGATTGTCGCAACTAAGTCAGTGCCATCAACTTCCAAACCCACAACAAATGTGAAAGGAGTTGAGCAACAGTCACCTTGAGTTTTCAAAGTTTCAGCATTACCAGGATTGGCAGTAGGGTTTGTTGGTGCAATGTATATACTTTCAGTAGCACCATTTACGAAGTTATTATCTAAATTGTAAGGCATTTTTTTTAGATTTTAATTGTGAATAATTAGCGTTTAAGAATTTGTTTCATTACGAATTGTCCAGCAGCGTGGATTTGTTCGTGTTGAAGTGATTTTACTTTTGGAGCGTTGTTTTCAACTTTACCGCTTACAGTCTTTGCTAAAGCGTTAGCCACAACCTCCTCTTTTTCTTTGGTCATACCTTCGATTTGTTCAGTCATAGCACCCATTTTGGTTTCTAATTCTGCTAATCTTTTGGTAAGTTCCTCGATCATTTTGTCTTTCTCCTCAACGACTTTGTCCATATCGTCAAGTTCTTCGTTTTTCTTTTCCTCTCCAACAGATAGTTCTTTTTCGATTTCAATCTCTTCTGCTCTTACAGAAAGACCTAATGCTAAGGCTATCTTTTCAACGAGTGATTTGTTTTCGTTCATAAGTTTCACTTTTTTTGGAATGTTTTTAAATTTATTAATAGAGTCAGGTCTTAATGAAGCGAAAGCCAAAGTTTCCAATTTCTTGTCTTTAGGCTGCTCTTCAATATAACCATCAATAAAGCCATAGTTTAAAGCCTCTTGTGCAGTCATCCAGGTTTCTGCTGTCATCATTTCTGCGACCATTTTCTTAGTCTTCTTTATATCCCCATCGACTAACTTACCAGAATTCTTAATTTTAGCGACATAGATGTTCAACATCTGCTCATCTACCTTCTCATACAAGTCAATCATTTTCTGCATCTCCTCCTTATTGCCCATAGACATTCCCCAACAGTTGTGGATCATAAAGAAACCATTCTTACTCATAAGAGATTTGTCCGCTGCTAACATTACAACAGTAGCAATGGAAGCGACAATGCCAATACCTTTAGCAGTAACTTCACCAGGATAAGCAGATATAAGGTCCGCCATAGACAAACCTTCGAATACATCGCCACCCTCACTTGAAATATTTAAAACCACTGGTTGTCCTGATGCCTCCAGTAAAGCACTATTAATAGCATCTCGTGTATTAGCACTTGATGGTTCAATTACTCCTAATATATTTGCTTCAATCATTGCGTTAGGATTTTGATTATCGATTTGTTTTAACTTTCTTATAGCCCATTCTATCCCTTCAGTACCACCCCAAGCATCCCAAGCCAAACCACCACATCCTTCACTATACGGAACATCTTTGTGTTGCTGATGTCTTTTAAAAGATGCCATCCTGGAGATCGTTTCTCTTGAAATCGGTTCTCTCTTTGCTAATTGATTGGCTCTTTGTTTGCCAGTTGCCTCAAGACAAGTTCCCCATCCATTCTCTTCTGCCCAGTTAAGTGCTCTTTGTGCATTCTCTGATGCTGCTTTAGGATAGTCTGTATAGGATTGTTCTGCCATAAGATTATTTGGCAGTAAAATTATGTTACAAAATGTTTAAAAAGTTATGATTGTTTTGTATTAAGTACAAACAAAAAACCCCTACCGAATGGTAGAGGCCCCTAATCTAAATTACTAACGTCTAAAAAACTAATGAAAATCTCAAATGATAGGTCTTATATCGTCATCAAGTTCTAATTTTATGACTTTAAAGTCTT